CGCTCTTGGACCTCTTCGGCCAAGAGCGGTCACTGGGTAAGGTTGTGGACACAACAGACTCAGACAAAACAGACGAAGATGTGGGTATGGGGGACTCCGTTGACGCTGAGGTTGTTGAGAACTCCCCCAACCCCGATCCACAACGACATCCCCCGGACATCCCCGCGGACACTGACGGGGATCCACTGGATGAGCTTGGCGAGGAGTTGGGGACTGACCCGTTGAGCATCCTCCCAAGTCACATGATTGACAATATCCAAGGGGAGCCTGCAATCAACAAACGTGGGTATGCAATGATCGCAGAACGGTATGGTGTCTCGGTTAGAGCAGAGATCGAGACATATCCGTGGCAGAACTCTGACAATCGCTGTGTGGCCAAAGCAGTGGCCACAACCGAGGACGATAAGGAGTACCGAGACTATGCAACCGCGTGCACTGAGGACGGGGACATGGATAACCAGATCGTCGAGTTGGCATCAACACGGGCGCTCAAGCGCGTGACTGGCTGGGCGACGGGGTTGGGAATAGTCAGTTATCAAGAACTAAGTGATGAATTATGAGTAACACAGAACCCTACACAAATCTGGCAGCGAGGGCACAGGCAAAGGGGAGAGCCGAAGAGATCGCAGAACACATCAAGGAATCAGAGAAAGAAGAACTGCAACGCGAGGATTACCCCATCGAGGAGTATCCATATACATGGCTTGTGGTCACGCGCACAGCTGTCACAGTTGACTATCTTGAGTCAGTGTACCATGACGAGCAAAACATTGCCATCAAGTTGAAGGGGTGATTACAATGCATTATATTGTTGCCATCAGTCTATGGATGTTATTGGCACTGGGTACGTGGGCTATCGTCATCCTGGCAATAGAGGCCGCAATGAGACCATGACCAGTAAATACAGCGTTGGGTCGCGAATGCAGTGGGGGCATGAGCATGATGTCATCCTATCGGATCATGCAGTGTTTGATAGATGGGATGGCCGGATGCCCAACGATTCGGTTAGTCCAGAGTTTGCATGGGAGCACAGTGTTGATGTCTCGGAGGTGTCGCATATACTAAACTACAACGAGGAGCACAAACACAATTCAGCGCGCGTCTATGAAGGAGATGGTTATGTGGCTGTGTTCCTCATCGTCGAAGAATCAAGTGGCTTAGACACAGTCCTGACGGTACTCAACAGTGAGCAACTTGATGAAAAGGCAACACGTGAATACCTGAAATGGGCAGCCCGGGGGGAGAGTTATGACTGGGAATGATGAGTCTCCGGACAGCACTGCCCGTGCCAAGATATGGTACTGGCTCAGACAGTACTGCAGAGATGTGGTCGATGTGTGGACTAGGATAGATGTCTGGTTAGCCCTCATTGTAGTGGGGACGATGGCATATATTACAGCCGGCATGTGGACTTGGTCTGTGGCGATATATCTCATATTTGCCAGCCCCTCCGTTATTTTTTTCACCGCTGCCGTATTGAGACTCATCGGCTGGATTGAGGATGTTAACTGATCAACACACATGGAGGATGACAATGACCGATAACGATACGGACGATATTGACCGGTACGAGTACGAAGGACAGCGAAACATCGACGATAAACACGCTCGTCGAGCACGCGATCTGGCCCGGGACGGTATCTGGTCCGAGGCCAGGACAGAGGCTGGCAAAATCCAGCACTATCAGCGGTCTACCGACCTGCTTGATGAGCTACGAAGAGATCGGCGACGGCGCGCGCGTACCGACGGCGGAACGGACACGAGCGGTACCCTGCGATTTACGTCGGCCGGAGACCTCGCCGTTGGACTGTTCGATCGGGCGCTGGAACCGGGGGATACGGGGGCTTTTCGGCTCAAACTCGCTATTCTATGTGCTATGGTTGCCCGTCGGCAGTTGCGGGATGCGCAAACGGATGCTGCACAGGGTGATCACTAATGTTAATATCATTATTCCGACGGTACAAAAAGCCAGACAAATGTTGTGTTTGTCGCAAGTCAATCCGGGAGGGACAGACGGGAGTAGAGCACGGTGATGGCCTAGCCCATGGTAGTTGTGCAGGCTTTGCCACAGTGATGAGATTATATGGAGTCAGCGAATTTGAAATCACCCGGAAGAGCACGCAACAACGCTCAATGTGTGATTAGACTGGGGGGTTAACTGATATAATTGCTTCAACCCGTCTTTGCACAACCCACACAAAACACCAAACCTTTATTACCCTGTACCACATACTATGTAGTGTAGAAGAACAATGCAAGGGAAAATTGCCTGTTCGAACTGTGGAACGGAGTTCGGGAACGATGCCGGGGCGATCGGGGGCAAGTGCCCAGCGTGTAAAAACGGCGCAATCAAATGTATGGAGGGGGGATAGATGCCTGACATTCATTCCCCCGACGTTGGCGAAATGCGCGAGTGTCTCAATGCGGGTTGTGACGACTCCGCCGCCGTCGCTGCTGTCTGCGACACGGGGCAAGTCAAACACTACTGCAATAAACACGGCTACGGTCGTCGAGCGGGTCACGCACTGGTTGAGGAGTGGCAAGGTCTATGACGGGGTGCGTCCACTGCGGGGCGGTCGAGGACGAAGAACATGGGATCGTGGTTGGTCTGTCCGAGGATATCGGCGAGTGTGTCTGCAACGTCTGCCTGTGGCAAGATCTCGCCAAACACACTTCTCTGTCCCCCCGTGAGGTACAAGTTGGGGCTATCAAAAAGCTCACTGGGGCGTCCCACAGTCGGATTGCGGGGATTATGGATATAGATAAAAGTACAGTGGACGAGTATAGCCGACGGATCAAAAACAAGGCCAAAAAAGCCGCGGTCGCTGCAGACAAATTGGAAGGATTTAATTAACGCAATGAAAGAAATGACAATCGAATACGAAACGGTAGAACAGGAGAAAGAAGTGATATACTGCGATGGATGTGGCACTGTGTGCACAGACGACCACAACATCGTGTCCCGGTACAGGTGCGGGGGATGTCACAGCGATAGTGAGCCGACTTATACCTCAGTGCAAAATATGCGAGAGCGACTTGCAGAGATGGACGAGCACGATGTTCCAACAATAGATTATATTGATATTTTAGCATGCGTACTTATATTTCCTTCATTTTTAATTGGCGGAACAATACACCTCCGAGATCAAATAGATTTCGGTGTCATTGCCGGGTTTCTAGGCGCGCTACTGTGGATTGTTATGCCCATCTTATATTACTTTTTGGTGTTGACATGATTAACTGCCGCAAATGTCGGTCGATGAGGGTCTGGGTGCGTCCCCGTCCGACGAGTGGGAGAGCAGGTGATGGATGATGTCTTATCACAAAAAACACATAGACGATACCGTCGAGATTGAGGGATATGAGTTTAGACTTAGCGTGGTGAGTAAATCCGGGGAGCCACCAATACGTTTAGCTTCTATTTTTTATAACCTCGACAGTCACGAAACGCCCTTAAATAATGAGTTTCCAAACGGGGCGAAAATGGTAATGAAAACAACCGAGCCGTTGAAAGTAAAAGAAAGAACCGGGCTGATCCGCCGGGGGGGCTGCCTGTTGACGATCCGGCGGGCCCTGAGGACATGGCAGCAAAATTATGTCGAGTGATGGAGAGGGAGATCAAACAAACACAAGGCACCGAATTCGAGTGGAAATAACGGCCACTAACTATAAGTGAGTGTAGTACGTATGTAGTAACATGGCACAAGAGCCTAACCACATCGATAATCTCGAACTAGAAGAGGGCGACGAACTGCACTTTGAGGGCGGTTGCGAATGGCAGATCGTGGGGTTTGAACACGACGAAGACATGGTTGACGTGCGCCGTCTCAGTGACGGCATCTCCGACTCGTGGCCAGGCAAGAGCATCCAGGCAGCGCTCATCCACGGAGAGTGCAAAACACCCGATGGTGAGGGGCAAGAGCTTGTGAAGCACTTCTGATAGCGACTATGACAGACAGCATTACCCATTACGTGAGCGGATTAGGCATTAATAATGACAATTGGGGGTATACCGATGAGCTATAACGATAGTGGAGAGAGTGACCTAGGGGATGGCAAAGAGACTGACCAAACAACCTACGGTTGTGGACACTGTGGTCAACGATTTACAGACATGCAGGCAATGCAAGAGCATGTAAAGCAGTGCGATGTGATCGCTTGTTTGGCGTGTGACACAGAGTTTGATAATCGCAAGGCAAAGTCAGAGCACCACTGCAAAGTGCTGGCTGAGCAAGACACTAGCGATCCAGAGGCAGAGTGGAGGGAAGAACAACGACGACAAAAACGGTATAGGGCGTTTAGACTCCGGCAGTTAAGGGATGGTAAACGGTTTTAGCAAACATGATATGTGACAACTGTCATAGGAAGGGAGTAGAGTTGATAGAACATGATGTGTTTATAAAAGAAAGACGGTTTAGGGAATATTGGGAGTGTGTAGGATGTGGGACCACAGGAGTTGTGCATGGGCATGTAAACGAGTCTAGAAGTCAACACACACGGATCGGGGTATGTACCCCTTGTGACAAAGATGAGTAATGACAGAGCAACCATTAAGGTCAGCCGTGACACGTTTGAGTATCATAACCGGCAGCGGATTGAGACGGGTCTGACATGGGATCAATATCTCAATCAAGAACTCAATAACAAAGAGACAATCCGCAAAGCCGTCCGTGAAGAGGTCAGGGCTGCCCTGCAGGATCTAGGCCACCAACTATAAGTGGGTGTAGTACGTATGTAGTACTAGAGGGAGATGGGGAATAATGTCCAAGGATAATGATAGCTGCTCTGACGGTAGCGGTCGACCAACACACATGGAGGATGACAATGACCGATAACGATAGTAACGGTACTGACCGAATATGCTTAGATCTGTTCGCCGGGCTCGGCGGTCGTCGGGATATTGAGGACGGGTTTGGCACGGCATTCCAAGCTGCTAGCGGGTGGGAAGTCGTCACCGTCGACATCCAAGAGCGCTTCGAGCCGGACGTCTGCGCTGACGTGATGGGCCTTCGGCCAGAGGACCTCCCTGACGCGGATGTCATCTTGGCTGCGCCGCCCTGCACGCACTTCTCAATGGCAAACCAGCCAAATCCGCACTGGGACGGCGACGTTCCTGATTCAGACGACGTTCGCGAGCACATCGCGCTGACATTCCATACGATCGGTCTCATCCACACAATCTCCCCGGATTACTGGTTCCTCGAAAATCCTCGCCAAGGGAAGATGGACGTGATTCTCGGTCGGCCGGCCGGCCACGTGACGTACTGTCAGTACGGCCTTGAGTGGCAAAAACCGACGGATCTCTGGGGGAAACACCCATCGATGGAGTACCGCAGATGCCCCCCCGGATCGGACTGTCACCAGCGTTCCGAAGGCGGCTGGGATACGGGAGAGATCCGAAAGAACATCAGAGACCCAGCGGAGCGGTCACTCGTCCCGGGGGGACTATCCAAGTCGATTCTCGAAGCCGTTGAACGGGAGTACTCGAACCCACGACCCGAACAAACGACTTTGACTTCATCCATCGGAGGGGGTGACGGCCGTTCAACAAACCGTCCCGAATCAGGTGATGGGGGTGTCTGAGGACGGCAGGTCCCAACAACACTTGGAGAAGGTCGGTTTGACTGACAGTCATGTCCACAGGAGATACACAATCATGAGTCCCGTAGAGCAACGTGAGCGTGAGGAGAAAATCCTATCAGTAAACCAGAGTGAATGTACAGAGTGTCAAAGTTGCACACGGACGTTTGACACACCGGGGGGGATGCGTTGGCATCATCGTCTTACCCATAATGCAAAAATAGTCTATCGTAGTAAATGTAAGAATCCAGAGTGTGCCCAAGTCGCCTATCTTGATTCTGTGGAAGTACAGATAATCGACACAGAGTATTGTTCTACCTCCTGCCGTGAAGATCATAACCCGACCACAGGGTCACAACCAGGTCACAAAGAGTCAACAAACCCGATCGTTCTTGTCAACGCAACACAGGGACTTGATGATGGCAAGTATCACACAGATCTCAAGTGTGGATATATCAAAGCCTCCAGTTGGGTACGTGAACGTGTCGTTGTGGATCAACATGGATTCGACGAGTGTGAAAACTGTAAGCGACTAAGGACAAATGACTAACCAGGGTAATCAGATCAGTGACTGCAAGTACGACTGGTGTGGTGAGATAATCAAGGATGGGACAGTGTGGAGGATTAACCTGTGCGAAAAGTGCCAACCGGATCTATAGACCATACCCATGATGATGGATGTTGTATGCACTGTACCATCCATATAGTTGCCACTATTCAGTATAGTAGCACAGTACAAAACTGAAAAGGAGTCTTTTACTACCGGTCGGCAGCCTGTTGCTGTTTTGCAAGCTGATTCAATTGTGCTTCGACCGAATCCAAATACTCCCCGAACAACTGACTCATGGCCGAATCCATCACCTCGGCATCAAATTGCTGGCATAACTCGTGGTAATGGACCTCATCGCTGGCGTCAATATCCTTGATTGTCATCTCTCCATCCAGCTCCTCTTGAAGTGCCTCAAAATCCATATCTATAATAGTGCCTGTGCCCACAAATGCCTATTGCTTTGTTTTGGGCCGGTAGAGCCCAATTCCTAACCAGATGAACATATTAAGAATGCAGATAATCATTGTTGCCCATAACTCTAATGTGGCAAATGCTATGATGCTTGGGATGTAGAGGATAGCATTGGGGAGGCTGGCCCATCTGGACCACTCTGTCTCTGTGTCAAAGAGTGCATACCCCTTGGAGACCAAGCCAACCATAGAGCCAAGAGCAATGACTACATCTTGCCATATCACATCAATCATGACAAATACTATTCATTGAGATAACGTCCTAAGTCGGGTTGTGCCTAACGTTTGTTTTGTGTTGTGGATTGTGGACAACCGTTTCGCACCCCCATCACGGTTCAATTGCCAGCCAACCAACATGGTCTATTGTACGTGAGGATGAAGCAGAATTGCGGACAACCGAATCAAAACCTGTTGTTGACACATCTTTTACCTGAGAGTCGTCAGTAGACGACACAGATCCCGTTGCGCCGAGTTCGTGGACGACTATTGGAGGTGAAGAATAGGTTTTGTTAAATGTAACACTAATGACTGAGGTTGAGTCTGCTGCCACATCACCGTGGTCAACCAATCCAGAGTCAGTAATTTTTATACTATCTGCGGTCATCGACCCCCACGACTTGCTACTCGTGCCCAGACTGCCGGTGCCGTCCACGTCAGGGATGACATTATTTGCAGGGATCACGTCGCCGTTGGGGATCTCAATATTACCTCCAGGAACAGCTTTGAAAACGTGATTATTACCATCAAACAGATAATACTTGTCTGAATCTCCTCTATCAACCCCCGTAATCCATAGATCAGTTGCCCCTTCGTCTCTGAATTTGGTTTGAGGATCATCAGTTGAAGTTGGTGCATCAACATAGAATTTTTCGCCATCAACAATCACGAAACTCGACGAGAAAGTTGTGTTTGCGTTAATATCGAGGGTTCCGGGGAGGCTTGCACTCGTTGAGTATTCGAGTGCGGTCGACGAGGCTTGCCTATCGTAGAATTGAATGGGTTGTCCACTATACCCCCGCAAACGGGTATGGACTGCATCTTTAGCATCAAACGCTGTATCCCCAGAGTCGTCAGCCACCGCTGTCGCCCCCGAACCCAGCGAGAGCCTTGTAGTGCCTGTTCCATCCTCGATAGATTGATTTGTTGCGAGCCGGAGGTCATTCCCGTCTCCGGTGAGGTCAAGATGATTTTGTGTTGAGTCGGTCAGTGAATTACCGGAGAGGTCAGTATCCCCTCCAGAGACAGTCAACGAACCTTGTAGTGTGGTGTTCTGACCCCCGTCGAACTGGATTGCAGCAGATCCATTGTCTTGGATACTGTCACTATTCTTGAAATTGAGCGGGGCACCGACATCAATACCCCCACTACCGGGTTGTATGAGGGATGTGACACTCTTGGCGATTGCCCGCCAGTTGTAGATATCGCTGCTTGAGATACTACTCGCCCCCTCTACAACCTTGATACGGGCCAGATAGATGTCATCAGCGTTCCGGTCGGGGGGTTCTGGGGCCTGGGTTACGTTCCCATCGCTATCCGTCGTGACGGTCTTTGGAGTACCCTTGCGGACCTTACGTGTTTGGTCTGATGTGTCAAACACGACAATATCCCAGCGATCATCAGAGCCGCCCGAATCAAGTGTAAGGGTTGTGCTTGACCCTTTGGAGTATGTATTTTGCCCCTTTCGTGCAGTGCCTGCAGCAACGGTTATATCAAGTCCAGTGGCGTGTGTGACCTCAAAATCTCCTGTGCTCTCGATACCCCGATCGCCGAGTGCATCCGAGACAGCCCTCCAATCTGTGTCAAACAGTGCGGAAAACTGTGGGAATGCAAGATCTGGTCCTGTGCTCATGGTTCAGTAATATGCCCGGAATTCGTCATAGTATTTTTCGATACTATCTGCTCCTTGTTGTATCACGCCGTGACCGCCGAGAGCAACCCCGCCGCCGGGGCCACTACCTGAGTATGTCGGTCCACTTATGACTATATCACCTGTGGTTGGATAATAGTCATAACTCCCATCCCCATCTGCGTCTTCAAGCAGCCGTGCTCTAAGGTCGTTGTTATTGTCAAAAAACACCTCGGCCCGATAAGGGGCAAATCTATCTCCAGCACTTTGCCCATCTGATAAATTGGAATCGAAGGAAGAACTCCCCGCAGATTGTATCCCATTATTCTCAGAATTTGTTATGTTGCCAGATGATACTTCAATAAGCATCAAATCCCCATCATCACTATTTGCATCATACGTGTGATAAAAAACAATGAAATTATCTTCATCCTGCCAGTACATCGTGTTCAAGATTGTTACTTGATCTTCCGACTCCCTTTGAAAATAGCCTTGGAATTCAGTTGCAACTTCGGTGGGGGAGTCGGTATTACTCTTATCATTAACAATATAGCCTTTCTTATCCCCGGCTTCTACGTTCAACGATGACGTGCCTTCTGTTTTTCTGCCATCACTCAACGAAAAGTTGGCCGTGTCGCCGTGTTCTGTCCAGCCGTCAATTGCCATGATTGCTATTTATTAAATCCATCTGATATCTGTTGCGTGTTTAATGTCTCGTACTGGATGTTAAATCCATCTGATATCTCCGCTATTGCTCCTGGTGTGGCTAGGTCGGGGTAGAAGACATTAAAGTCTTCTATGACACCAATGGTGAGGGTCTGTGTGTCAACATCCATGCCGTCCCCCTTCTCGAATGCCAGGCTACTCCCACCTGTATCCTTTACACTGTCATTCTTGACAAAAAGGATATCACTATTCCCGGCAGATGAAACATCTACTGCATCCTCCTTGACTCTGACAATTTGCGATCCACTGCCAAACGGGGGGTATGTCACCATCTATCTAAATCTAAACCCTACACCACACAAAACGCGGAAGTCGTCTTTGGTGAACTGCCTCAATACAGCGCGGTAAAACAAGTTGCCTTGATTAGTAAACACACCTAACTCTTGGATTGTATCCCCTTTAAACTCATTGTCATAAAAGCCAGTCGTAAGTCTGGTATTGTCATTCGGTGTCTCCCGATCTACAACTCTCCGGTCTGACTCATTACCCAGGCTTGTATCAGACCGGGCGGCGGCGCTTCCGTCCTGCCCCAGTGCAATCTCTTCAAACCCGATTGTGGCATTCTCCTTGCGCAACACATCATTGATTGAGGCAATGCCATCAGTAGTGATCTTGGTCAACCCCGCGCCTTCTGCACTGATGTCAATCTCGGTGACGAGACGCAATTCCTTTTTGACACCAAGTGAAATTGACTCCAATCCACGGGAGAGAATGTTACCCTGGACGTCGCTACTGTAGTCTGAGCCGCCCGCTGCAAGTGCAATCTCCTCGACATGCCCATCATGGTCTGCGACCGACCATCGGGACACAAACTCGGATTTGTCACTGGCTGTTTTGGTGCGTCTCAAGACCGGTTGTCTGTTCTCGTCCGTCAGGCTTGTATCATCAAGAGTGATACTGTTTGTGTCAGTGCCAATAGCCTGCTCACGTACCTGTCCGGTTGTGCCACTGGTCGCGTCCCGGACAGCCCTCCGGCCAGTCCGGAGCCAAGTCTCGTCGACAGAACCACCAGTTGACGCGGCGGTGGAGAACTCCCCCCGCTCTACACCACTGCGACCAACCCCAGACCCGTGGGCATTACCGTTGGGATGGCCAGATAGCAACCCTCCGCGACCGCCAGGAGCCGTTTCAGCAGTCTGGATATCGGCCGTGACGGCCACCTCAATCTCATTTCTGTTGATGTTGATTTTCTTATCTGGACGGTCGCCGTCCTCGATCGCCCGCTTGTTGATAAGGATCTGACCGTTTCGGTTCCGGCGGACCTCATCAGAGATGTCGTCACCAACCGGCATTAGAGGCTGATACCTATGGGCTTGATGTCTTTCGTCCCACTGTCCAAAATCTGCACTGTCACCGACTCAAAGATAGAGTAACTCCGTGCAAAAGTGACACTCTTTGTACTGTTCGCACCAATGGTCAATTCCTTCCTGTCCACCACTTGATCATTTTCGAGGAGGGGAACGAACTGCGTGCCCTGATCGCCACCGGTATTAGTTATGTCTGCACTGATGTCAACGTTGGTATTGAGCACCGGGTTTGCATCAGATACGGAGAGGTTAGAGGCGCTGAAACTTGCATCCTGTGCGGTGCCCCCACCAAGCTCGGACACCTCAACATGCGATCCCACAAGCTCGATGCTATCTGCTGGGAGGGTCTGCCCGTTCACCCCTGTCGTCGATTGGTTATGGATCTCTATCCGTGCTGCAGTGTTGCCATTCGCGTCTGTACGTGCCCCCTCCAACACCCCAAACCCTTGGTTATTGAGCCCAAGAGCACGTTTCCGGACCTCCGGATTTGACCAATCCACCATTATCCGATATACCCCACTGTCTCGACCTCGACAAATCCATCTGCATCTGCCCCGACAGATTTGACCCGGTGGGTTGCGTCAATATCTTCCGGACTCCACTTAACGTCAATCTCATCGCCAACTGTCAAGTCATTGTAGTCACTATCTCCAATTGTCCACTTTATCAGTCCATTATCCCACGACTCTTGTTCCCCCTCCGCGCGTTTGATTGCATCATCAACATTTGTGATGCCTTTGTCAGTGACTCTCTGGGTTTGCGCGCCCAAGCTATGCTTGTCTTGGCTGGCATTATCCTCGGCCGTGACCTGGATCTCCCCCCGCCCCTGGACTACGGTCCGGTTTTTAACTGCTTGATAGTCCCGATTGATGTCATATCCTGTCACCAATGTGCTGGCATCATCTATCCTCAAGTTGGCTTGCGTGTCATCACGCGGCACGTAATGCAAGTCATCAGACGAATCGATGTATGACCTAAATTCATCCTCCTTCCCAAGTGCTTGTATCATCTTGCCAACACTACCGTTAAACCGGCGTGTGGTGGTCCGCTGTGTGCCAGCCACATTGTTGGTTGTGATGTTGGTTTGTCTGTCTTCGAGCCGCACTTGCTGCGTCCTGGCATGGTCTATCACAATACCACGGGGTTCTGGTAAGTCCCCTTTGATGGTAAACCGGTACTCGATGTTGCCAGGGTTCGAGAGTTGAGCACCGTCACTTTTCGCGTCCTCGACCTCCAACTCGTATGTCTCTGTGGCAACAGCGGGCAGGAGGTCAACATCCCAAAGATAGCTGTTAGAGCTATCATCAGTCAGTTCTACTGTACACGAAAAAAACTGGCCCAAATTATTGACTGTGAGACGGGAGTCAAACTTCAGTAGGGTATTGTGCTTGACCAATGTCGTGTCAACCCCTGTATATTTAACCGAAAAAGAGCCCGAAGACCCCTCAGACATGCCAATGAAGAGAGCATTGCTACCATACTCATTTAATTGTAGATTATTCAGTTCTGCGAGACGGAAGTCATCAGTCCCCGAGGCAGTCCAGTCAGTTGTAGACGACCCGTCAAATAGTAGGTTACGTGTCTGGGGTTCTGCACGTTTGCCCACAGCGTCCCGGATCATCTGACCCGTGTCTGTCTCATACCAAACCCGATTGACGGGTTCATTCTGGAGTAGTATTCGACGATCTGTCAACTCCAAAGTGAGTGCAAAGTCGCGCTGGGACTGTGTGGGTTGGCTTGCCACGACGCCATCAAAGACCGTTGTGCCGTCAGGTCGGGTCAACTGCGCGCCAGTGCCCGGCTCGATACTCCGATTGGTTGTATTATTTACAACCTCTACTGTAGCAGATCCAAGCCTCCCCTCGTCAGTCCGCCTGTGTTGGACAGAGTAGATGATATCCTCAGTTTTACCACCAACAGTGAGTTGCCACGACATGATTAAGACTTGTCTACATACGCATCAAACTGGCTAAACTCAATCGTGAACGTATATTGACGTGGGCCATCTTGTGTGGTGTCCTGAGATGTCTGCACGCTTGTCACTGTGCCAGGGACCTCACGCCGGTTTGCCCCACCGCCGGTGTAGACACCAGCATCCCATTTCAACGTGTCGAACTTACCCGGCGGTTCGGGATTCCAATCTTTCAGTGTTCGTCGCAGTTCCGTTTCAAACCCGGCATTGTCATCGGTGTAATCCCCATTATTTGGGTAATCACTCCCGGAGATGTTCTGTATCCGGCCAGAAACCTCAAACACAAACAGGTCAACCTCGGGGACGCCACCGGCGATTTTCTTGACCGCCCCCTTCCCCGCTTTGGCGGCAACAGATCGCTCTCCCGAAAACTGCACAGAAGTGGCAGGGAGATTGAATGTCTCACTACCATCATTTTTGATCAGTGTGACATTACTGTCAACTGCCATTGTTATAGCGACCTCCTAAACCGGTCTTCAATCTCCTTTCCAAGCCGTTTTGCATCCCGTTGCTTCTCCGCCTGTGACGCATCTGCGCCTAGCGCAGTATCTCCGCCAACTTTGACATTGATGTTAGTCTGGCTGTTTGTGGTCTGTGACGTACTGCCACCGGCCAACTGCTGGGTCTGTCGTTGGCCACCACTACCGGAGAGATTGATGCCCAGTGACCCTGCAACCTGTTCACTACCAGGGATATCTTTGATGGCATTTGTCACTCCTTGACCAACATTCTCGGCGAGGCCGCCCACATAACCGAGGATGCGCTTGACGATCCGTTTGACGGTTTTGAGGACATCCTCCCATGCGCTGATGAATACATCCAGTGCATCCTTTGCCCGGCTAATTGCCCGTTCTATGCCCTCAGACAATCCGCCCTCAAGTGTGCCCCGGACAAAGCCGACGATCCCGGCACCGATAACTGACAGTGGGCCTAAGGTAAATGATACCAGCGCGAGAAATGCATCCTGCACGATTGAGGGTAACACATCCCCGACATATCTCCCGAAGTCTTGTGCAGTATCCAACACGCCAAGGTACTCAAGGACAAATGTGCCCGCGAGCCCCACCGCCGCACCGATGGCGGTAGCCAAGGCCAGGGCTCCGGATGACCCCGCCAAAAACCATGACACAGCCGTTTGGAGCACACCCACGAAACTGCCAATAACAGAGGCCGCTCTGGCAAATGTAGCGGCCAAAGCTCCTTTGATGATACCTCCCGCACTCCCGATGATTTGCTTTAGTCTGCCCACTATACCCCCCGCCAACTCCCCCCCCAACACACCGCCGAGCGCCCCAGCGCCAGCCCCTCCAACGATATTGCTAAATAACCCACCAATACTAATATCCGACACTTTGCTGAGTTTGCCAGCCAGTGCGCCAACCCCGGAGCTGAGCAATCCAACGGAGATATTGGCCAGTGATGCTTCCTCTCCTAAGTTGACAATAGATCCGACAAAGCCACCAACACTATCATCTGCCTCTTCAAACTCCTCGGCTGCCTTTTCTGTGGTCTCTGTGGTCTCCTCAATTTGGTCCCGCGCATCTGACGCACCGGTGGCCTTCACTACCCATTCAAGCTTTCCGACCACTACCATGATTATTGATTCTTCCTCCGTTCTTGCTCGCGCAAACGCTCTTTGTATTCTTCATGCTGTGCGTGTAATGACAGCCAGTCAACCCACTCTTTTTGTGTCATGCCTTCGCTCTCAGTCCGGGATCGTTCATAGACCGGCTTGGGATCATCCAACCGGTCAATCCTCCTACGTAGCCATGCGACCAGTCCAGTACGCTCCCGCACAGTGATAGTGTGATATGTCTCCCCATCGATTTCTGAGGGCTGTAAGTGTAATTGCCCCGCAGCCAAGACGCGTTGAAATCGTCTGTGTAGCTCTTGTTCACGGAGGTCTGTAGGTTCCTTACCTGTTACTACCCGTCCAACTTTCCCTTTTCACCCTCCAGATCTTCTAAGCCATCAGATACCTCTTCAACTGCCCCTTCAATCTTGGCATAGGTCTGTGAGTTGGCAATGTCAAGGACAGTATCAATCGGTGCGTCAAAGGACGTGTCGGAAATCAATGCCTCCATCATGTCCTGTGACAAGCCCTCAAAGTCAATAGACTCCCCCTCTGGCGTCACGTCAATATTCTGCGTCTTGATCCGATTGACGGTTTTGCCTGGTAGGTCTTGCTTGACCTCAACCCAAAACCTGGAGCCATCCACCGCAAAGTGCTTGCGTGTGGTGGTTTGGTCAGTCTGGATATCCTCCAATCCAGCATCGGGCAGGTCTTGGAGTTCGTCGGGGATGGTGTGATCAGTCATTGTTATGAGGTGTCAACCTTGATCTCCAAGCCATTCGCAACTCCGGAGGCCTCCACCTCAACCTTGTCCTCCATGGGTATTGAGTGTGGCGCTGACTCCAATCCAAGGTTCTTGGCCGTGACGGTGAGCTTCTTCGACCCGTTATCCAGCACGATATCAGCATCTGCCTCGGCACCGTTCAACACTTTGTCCAAAAGCGTGTCATCTGTCGGATTGATGGTAAATGACGCTTCAATCTCGGCATTGCCATAGGCCAACTCCTTGGGTTTGCGGGAGTTGCGGATATATTCCCCAGTCTGGAGATTGTTATTGACATCGATCTGGAAGTCTGTCACTCGTGCAAAGTCCGTCCCGAAGGCATTGAGTTCTCCAGTTGGGGTGGTATCTGCGAAGATCCACTTCTCGTCAGTGGTCAGACTGACGCTTGTGGGGCTGGATCCCAACGACATGTCCAGTGCCGTATAGTCCAACTCCACGATAACCCGGTCATCATTGGCTATCTGGATGGAACCAGAGTCGGGGACGCCGCCGGTGAACGTCCGCACTGACGTGTTGCTATCCGGAGGATTGTATAGTGTTGCCTCTATGGTCTGACTAGGGGGTAACTTTGCATTGCTTGGGTCGTCCGAGGCAGCCGGGGTGACCGTCGTGACATTATTTGTCGTTGATTTGCTACCAAGCAACCAATAAAATGGATCAATACCAGTGACAGTAATCGGGATTGTCGCACCCTCAAAGGTCTGCCTACCCTGGTCCTTACTGTCTATTGTCCTCCCCGTCCCGATCGGACGCTGCTCAATCCAATCATTCTCTGGGTCTGGCAATTCTGCTTCATCCTCGACCAGGAGATTAGTATCGGGGGTTGCTGCCGAACCCTGCGTAGTCTCCTCGCCGAAGAGGATCTGCGTTGCACCTGACTGATACGGGAATGTGTCTGATGTTGGCATTAATGATCACTCCGTCATTGCATATTTGTGGTAGGTCACTGTGGCACTACCCTGCCAGTATTTCGTCCGTTCGCCACCGTTGATCGTGTACGAAACATCAACTGTATCCCAACCACCTGGGGTATTGTCACGTCTCCGCTTGGCGTTCTGCAAAATCCGGTCAATCTCATCAAACATGTCATAAAAACGGGTTCGAGAGTCTGGCGTGTTCCAGTTCAAAAATGCAGCCATGGAAATATCCCGACTTAGACGCTGGGCTTGGTACTCTACCGTTGCCTCCCCCTCCTGGTGCACGCGGATATAATCACTCGTCGCAGGGTTAGGGATGCCCTTTGTGTGGTTGCCGGAGTTATCTTCCGTGGTGAGCCGGATGATATCGGGCCTGTCCGTGTTGTTAGTGTTCCAGTTGTTATCTAATAGGTCACGTGTTAATGCCCCCACATCATAGTCCGGCCTAGCCATTGATCAACCCCCCTGTGATGGCGGGACGAGTTGCCCACTCTGGAGTAGTGTGCCCTGGTCGGTTGCCTCATCGCTGATGATCTCCTGGGACTTGGTAAATGTGAGATTCAAGAGTTCTGACACGGCTTTTTGTGCCGCCTGAGGGTCATCAGTGTCCTTCAATGCGGAATCAATCGCGTCGGTTTTTTGCTTGCCATACTCGATGCTACGTTGAGCGTAAAACACTCCCTCAATGCCAGTCTTCTTGATAGATGCCGATATCATCCAGGCCACTGCATCCTTGTGGTCAGACTGGGATGGCTCATTCTGCCGGTCTTCAATCGCCGCAGCCTTCAATCCACCGGACAAGTCATTCCATTTTCGATCAACCCACGGCCTAATAAAGCCAAAGATAGTAGACACTTCGAGATGGTTATACTCTGTATCCCACTCGACATGTTGGGCATGGGCAGCCGTGTAGGCAACCTTGCCCTCTACATCTTGCATCTCCAGCAACTCATCCGGGGTATCCAGATCAAAAGTGACAGTCATAACACTTTGGGATCATACCGGTAGTGAGCAATGATGTCCTCTGCTTCTGTTTGCAGCCGCTCTGCTGCGTCTTGCGGGTCGATATTTTCGGTCGAGGGGAGGACCTCCCCGAATGTATCCGTCTCCATCAAATCGGAGGCAACCATCTTAGCACAGGCCTCGCTAATGTCCGCCGGCAGATCATCGGGGACACTGTTGGTCAGAGCACTGTCATCCCCATAGCGATATGTCAACTCCACACGTGCATCACGGACCAGTGTTGAGCCATTTGCCCCGATTGGGCCGCGAATGAACTGGCTGACATCAACCTCAAGGACACCATCACGGTTGTTTAGATACCACTGGGAATTGTCACGAGAACCGCCATCGGCAGTGATGTCGTTTGTGCCCTGGGGCTGGAGGACGACAATTTTGTCTCCCTGGTTACTGTCGATGTTTTGCACCTCCATATGCGGGAGGAATACCTTACCCCAATATGACGTGTTTTGGACCAGACCGTGTTTGGAACTCCGCCGGAAGTTTCGTCTGAATTGTGACTCGATTGCAGAATCAAACTCCACCCGTGAGGGGCTGTCCTCCACCTTCCGAACCCTCCACGCCCGGTTAGTCATCCGGTCAATCTTCTCGGATGCCTTGTCAAGCAACGACTGTACACGTGATTTGGTGGGTTCACTGCTGCCATCAAACGACTGGTTCCTGACATGATCCTCTACATCGACAACCTCGGCATAGCGCGTGTTCGTGTCGACTAACGTGTCAGTCATGTTTCGTCACTTTCTAGACTACCGCAGTAGTAAACCATCCCCGCCATTTCTTTGCCACTGCCATGGTAATGTAACGGGTCTTGTCTACTGCCATGAGTTAGCAAACTATCACTGTCCATAGGGGTGAGATTGGAGGCGATTAGGCAGAATTGTCAACGCCAACTGCAAGCACGTTTGCGTTAACCGTGCCCGACGCGGTTGCAGTATTGTCAGCGTTGATTGTTGCCTGGCTCGACCCGGATGAACTGGACGAGAAGTCCCCAGACTCGTCGCCGGTGACGAACACGTAGACTTCCCCATCCGCGAACGATTCGTTCCACGAGACCGTTGTGCTCCCAGAATTGGAACTGACAGTAATGTCTGTATTGTGGACTTCGAGACGGACGTCCCCGTCATTCCAGACATTTGCCAGGGCGCTGTTAATTACGTTCCGAGAGTCGCCATCAGTTGCTGCCATGATTATGCCAGATTGTTGAGAACCTGGATTCGGTTCTCGGATTCGGTCACGAGAGTCCCGTAAGCGTCAGTCGCGAAGGACTCCTGTGGGCTATTCTTCGCCAGTGGATGCATCGTGACGTCTTGGAGCATGGCCATGTAGTTGGCCGAGGCGTCGAAGGACGTGAAGATCCGGTTAGACGAACTGTTGGGGCTTCCGTGGCTCTCCATGACCATCGTATTGTCGACTTCTAGAGCGTTGAATCCAAAACTGAACGTGTCAGCCGGGGATTCGTAACGCGTGAAGTCGTCGACGTCCTCTTGGAGATCCTGGAAGGTCTTGTGATCTGTCACGTGGACGATGTCCTCGCGATTAGCCCCATCCCGCCGAAGGGCTCGGATCTGGTCACGGACCTTGGAGAGAGTGACCTTTGCACCACTCTCGTCGGAGACATTACCGGACTGGGCCGTGTCAGTCAGACCATCAAACCCGTTGGAGTCGTTCCCGGAGATACCCGTCTTGCTGCCGGTGCCCTGCACGATCTGTGCCTCCTCGTACTGTCGGATCGCCCGGACCTGCTGCTCTTCAGTGAGCGCGCGAGTGCTCCGGAGCGAACTGGCCGCAAGCTGAACGAAGTCCGTCACGTCGTTCTCCCGGCCGTAGGCTTTGACGTCGTATGACAGATTGCTGTACGTGTCGTCGTTGTTCGGCCAGTTACTCGCCGTCTCGCTAAACTGGCTTGCACTCCCGACACTGGTCAACTCGTCAACCTCGATCGTGTCCTCCTGTACTGCCGTCCGGGGCAACATGTCAGCCAACGGGAGGTCCTCTTCGTCCTGGATGAAGACATCAGGAGTCTGGAACGTTGGGAGGCTATAGTTGGACCGCTGGAGGCTCTTGCTGACATGTTTGTCAACTGCCTCCTTTGCAGCCTGGTCGATGTCCATCCCCCGGGCGTGGAGGTCGTTGAACTCCTGAAAGACCGGCTCCCACTTTTTGTACATGGGAGTCTTGAGGTTGACAGGTTCGCGGCCCATGAACCCCATGGGGTCCCAGTACGGGAGTTGGTCGCCGGGGAGGGCTGTCGCCTCGGCTGCCTTTTCGACCATGTCGCCAAAGCAACGTTGATGGACGCGCTGGCGTTCCCGGGCACTGCTTACATCTCCTGTACTCTTCGTGACATCAGTGTCGTACTTACGGACTACTTGAGACATTTAGTTTCCACCTCCGAATCCCGCTTCAATCTCCTCGGGATCCCACTCGTCGACAGTGGATCCCGAAGAGTTATTGTCAACTTCATGGAGATTCTTGCGGATGACCTCGGTCCGGTCATCGGCATCCTCCAGATCATCTCCATCGAGACCAAGTGACTTGGCCAGGGCCTTTTCGGCTTCCTCTTGGATCGTGTCAGCATCAACACCGGAGGCTTCTTCGGACTCCTCATCCTTGCCGAAGACTTCTGCCTCCAGGTCGTCGACACGGTTATCAATGGACTTGATGGTGTCCTGCGTGTCCTTCACCGTTTCTGACGTTTCTTCAACGGTCTCCATCACGTCCTTGATGGTCGGTTCGTCCTGTTCATCCTGTTCGTCGTCAGTGTCAGATTCAGTGTCACTCATTTCTGTTTCTTCCTTGTCATTATCCACGTCTTTTTCCCCATCCATACCCTCATCGGCCATGTCCTCTTCATGCATACCGTCCTCTTCGGACTCTTCTTCTGGTCTGACCGGGATTTCGACATCTCCAATCTCAACCACGTCGTCGAGATCCTCAACTGCGCGGCCTTCCATGCCCCAGTCAAGGAGTTCTTCAAGGTCGGAGTCGACGACCGTGCCGCCGTGGTCGTCAAAGTACCCACGCATGATTTCAGCCAACTGTACCATCTTCTCGTCGGGGAGATTTTTCACCTCGGCTTCGTTATCTTGTTCTGTCATGGATTGCTGTTGTGCATCCGGCACATCCTCATCGGGTACACAATTGGGCACCTCGTTGCCGTTTTCGACCTTCGTGCCAACCATTGTGTAGCCCTCCCAACAGGGTCCCTCAAAGTCTTGCTTTGCAACGTTTTGCAAGACCTCTTGTCGGATGCCTTCTGGATCCGTGTCAAAATTGTAGTCAATTCCCTTCCCAATGACTGCTGACACATCCATGGGTTCGGCTTCTCCATAGATGCTAAATCCAGTCAACTCCCCCTGTTTGATTCGGTCCCAGGGTTCATCACTGAACTGGACGCCGAGCATCCACGTCCCGGGAGGGTACTGACGTGATTCCTCGCCGTTCGGAAGCTCAAACTCGGTGTCTTCTTTCAGCGTCCATGACTCAATTGGCTTGCCTTTGCCCTCCATCAGGTCATGGTCGGAGTCGATCTGTCGGTAGTCCTTCAAAAACGTGTGGGCAGCATCCTCAATCTCGGCCGGTGGGATGACATCGCCCTGCTTGTCTGCCTCGTTGGGGATGAGGACCGGAGCCCATGCCTTTTGTTCTTCAGGACCATCACCATGCTCATCTGCATTGATATCGGCATCAACATCGGCATCCTTGGCAACGACCAGGGGGCTGTTAACCCCCCAATCCACATCATGGTCTGTATCCTTGGCATACAGCCACTGGCTATCCTGTGCCGGAGTTTCGACAGTGGAGACGAACGAAACCTCAAGATCGGTGAGGACCGTGTCCGTCTCCGGATCGTCTAGACTGCGCACAAACTCGATTAGTGACTTGTCACCATCTGGATCAAAGTCAGACACCACCTTGCGGTTCTCCTCTAGCCAGCCACACAATGCCTGGGGGTCGTCTACCGATGCATCATCGTCGAATTCTTGGACGCAGTCATCGAAGTCGTCGAACCCTGCGAAGGGCTTCCCAACAGGTCCGGCATCTCCGTCCATTTCAGTCATACCTAATCATGCTAAGCATAAATATGTAATTTTCTGTAAGTGACCCTCACCGTGTTACTGGTTACACTTACGGTTACACTTGTGTCACGCGCCGAATCTATCCTGGAGCATCTCCGTGGCCCCGTCTGACCACTCCGTGGGGGTCGTGAGGAGCGCCAGTAAAAACGCCCACATGGGGACTTCCTGGCCACTTAGCCATGCAAAACCCTCAATCATCGATCTGCTCCAACCAATTGTAGATTGTCGGCCTGGACACCTCGCTTTCAATTGCGTTATTTCGGAGGGTTTGGTTAATTTCTCTCATCATTTCACTCTTGTTATCATTGTGCTTGTCGCGGAGTTCTGACAGGACTTCCGTGAGGGCCTTGCCATAACACCGCTCAAGTTGGCGCTGGCGCTCCGTCCGATTGGCATCTTCTGACAGTTCTTTGATGATCTGTGCATAACTCTGGTCGCTATTCTGGCTGTGCATGGATAGGTCACGAAGCGGAGATGTAGACATCGGCTGTGTCACTTCCCGTACCATTACCTCCAGTGTTCCGTACCCTCACCCAGGCCTCGGGACGGGTGGACGTGGAGTCATAATCTGCCGTCCCGCTAAATGTCTCCACATCTTGCATCCAACTACCTTCATCGGCGTCACGCACATCCACGGAGTAGGGTTCTGATGCATCACCGCGGATGTGCAGACCGAAGTCGCTATAATCGCTGATTTCGAGGATGATGCTATTCCCACTACTCGTGATATCCAAGTCTGTCTTTCTACGCTCTTTGGGGTTTGTCATGTTTGTTCTGATGGGGTTTTGTTGATACTCTTGCAATGCTACCGATGCTTTAGGTTTGATCTGTAGTGGTCACATTGGTGTCAGTACCCCTCGTTTACTGTCAGTTTGAATGGTTGTGCATCGGTATTGTTGCGTCCCACTGCCTTGACAGCAGTCACAACTCCCGTCGCCTCGATGGGGAGTCTGGCACTCGCACGCCCTTGGACAGATGTAGGTGTCCGTTTGTTGCCATCAATGTAGATGACAGACCGTACGACAGCATCACTCGATGGGGTATAGTCTGTCGCCTCGGAGTCGCCCTGGAGCCTGGATTCGTCAGTGCCCGGGCGTGATGTTGGTTGACTGAAATTCTCGCCTGTGAGTGCCGAACCGGGATTGAATTCGTCCCAGATGTACAACATGATCGCCCGGCTAGAGTTGGCATAGATATCCTGGAGTCCGACCGAAATCGAAGCCCGTGAATTTAACTCCCCTTCATCCCGTCGGAATGCGACCAAGGGCTTGCCAGGCTCGGCATTGGGATCGTATGAATTGTTGGTGATCGCCCCCTCAACATCGATATAGGAGTTTGTCGTCCGGCGAGTGAAGGCAGTCTCCCGGACGTTTTTCGGGTTTTCACGTCGGTATCCGTGTGTCGCAAACTGCATCCCGCCGACTTGACAGTTCAGCGCCTCGGCAGTGCCCTTGTTCTCGACGACGACTGTTGGTGACAGATTCGGTTGCTCGACGACATTGTTGTTTGCATCGGGGGAGAACCGATGCACTGGCACGACCTGCTCACTGTCAGATGGCATGACAGCCAAGATGGCAGTCCCCTGACCATACCAAGTATAAAAGATATGATAGACATATCCATCCTGTGGCGTCAGTTGGTGCCCGCTTGGGTTATCCCGGTCATTAGAGCCATCAAGCGTATCAATGTTCCAATTTGCCTGTTTTACTAATGCCACATTACTGTCACCAGACCTGAGTTGGAAATGTGTTGCATCGGATTCGTAGGAGATGCCCATCGAGTTCATCCCGCGGTCATTGCTATCCGACCATTCTGCAACGGTGATGGATATCTCCCCATGCGTCAGGGAGACAGTCCCATCGGCAGCGAATTGTAAGTGTTCGGTGGGGATCGAAGCGCCAATCCCAGGCTCTGCAAGGGCATGGGGCACATATTGCCCCGGGTATGCACTTCTCAATCGGGCACTGTCATTGCTGGTTGCAGTGGTCTCCAACTCTATCTTGCCTTCACTCTCGGAGAAGAACGTGTCATCAAACAGTGTGTTATTTGAGTACCAGCCATAGCGTTCTTTTGTCAGTCCAAATGAGGGGTCAATGGCGAATTGGATATCCAGGTCTGCCGTCTTTTGCGCCCCCCATGGAGTCTTGCTAATCTCCCCTTCTTTTGTGTCAAGGGCATTGACTATGGACTCCGGGGCAACACGGGACGCTCCCTCTTGTGTCGTCTCCCTCATGGCAACCCCACACAGATCAATGCAGACCGGTAGGTCTGGGCAGCCTCCCCGCTTGTGTTTGTGATTTCTACTTGCATTGACTCAGGCCAGGCCAGCCAACTCCACGATCGTGTAGTAACATCAGCCCATTCCTCGACGAATCGGTAGGAATATGTCGCGCTGGCAGTCGGTGGGGCAACACGCATTATGATGTCATATTCTGATGGCTCGGTATCTTGATCGCCATCATCCACCATCAGCATGACATGCTCGGCCTGATCATCTCCGGTGTCGACACTTACTGTCTGTGACTTGCCATCATCGAGCGTGTCGGTTTGGATATCCTTGTCGAGGACTCTCATTCCAGATAGCCCTCTTCCTCCAATCGTTGGGCTGCATTATCAACCCACTGTTTGCCGGGGTCCCCGCCCCAGAGTAACCAGCTAAAGTATCCATTGTCCCGCCATGGAGTGCCCTCGTGCTCTTCTGCAATCTCTCTGTTATCTACATGACGGGCGAAGAAGTTGCGTATCTCTAATATGTATGGCGTTCCATCACTGTTCTCCCCTATTAGCGGTTCGTCATTCTCCGCATGGTCGATGATCTGTCGGGCACGGGCAAGGCCCTCTTGTGTGCCCCCGCTGGCTTCATCTCGGCCGTGCTCATCGATCCAATCCAATGCTTGCTGTGCTTGCTCTGCTGCCCCGTCGGGCGGCACGAAAACACTCTCTGCTATGTCGTCAAAGACTGCCTCGGGGAGGGCCTTGGATACGGAGAGTTCAAGCCCGAGGCTTTGGTCTGGTGCCCGGACAAATGTATGTCGTTCATTCGGATGGCCGACAAACTCCCGGTATTCCAACCCCGGGTAATATTGGTTTGACAGTTCTTCATGCTCCCGTTTGAGTGCAGGCATCTCCAGTGGCGTCCCGCCTTCCTGTGGATTTGTTGCTTCCTTTAGTTCTTCACATAGATCAGTTGTTCTGGAGTCGTCGGGGCCTTGCCAGTAAAACTTCGGGTTTGTGTCAGTTGATGCCAAGTCTTCATACCCCTCTTCCCGGGCTTGGTTCATCACTGACGCGCTCTCTGTCCTGGCGACCGTCTCAAGTTGCTCTTCGTCAACCCCTGGGAATGCATCCTTGAGATTACCTGTCAACTCACGGAGGTTCCAGCCATCATCTGCAGTGAGTGTGTCCTCGAAGATACCCTCAATCTTGTCTTGTGTTGTGGCAGGTAGTGACTCAAACGTGTCAAAAATGGCCCCAGTGTCAATGACTTCACTGATCTTCTCACGGACATATTCGGGGACGTCCGCGGCATCATCCCAGACACGCTTCTCGATATCATCCAGGCTCTTGGGCTGGATTTGTGACTTGTGGGCTTCCAGCAAGTGCTTGTCCAACGTTTCGACTTGTTGCTTGGTCAACCTGTCTGATTTTTGGCCACGGTCGCGCTCGTCGCCATCCCGGACCTCCAGGTTGATCCCGTCATACTGTTCCAGCAACCCTTCAACCATGGTCTCGTTGATGCCATGGATGAGCATAGCCTCTTGCGGGCTTATCAAGTCATCCCCGCCAGGGTATTCATCACCAGGTTGTTCGTGTTCGATCAAACCCCCCAGATCATCGAGTTGTTCGAGGAACGACCGCCACTGTTGCATCCCCCCCGGATCGTCTGCAACGGGGGGGGAGTCCATGGGTGTGGTGACTGCGACCTCTTTCTCTATTTCTGATTTGTCTACACTGGCAAACAACCCACCACCGGCACCACTATCCTCGGGGGCATCCACGTCCCCGTCCTCAATCTCTATCATGCCGTCATGGTACCGGACCGGACGGCCGAGATTGTCCCACTGCTCTGCTGCATCGGCCAGTGACTTCTGGTACTCCGCATGCCGTTTCTTCTCTCCGATGCTTTGATGGTCCTCAAAAGAGAACTTTAACTCATCGCTAAAGTCGGGCCAGATCAGTTGCCGGTTGATAGCCTCCTCGATCTGTCGGAGGAGCACCTTAAAACCACGCTGCTTGTATGCCTGGGTTTGGCTCTCATTTTGTGCACGGTTGCCCTCCTGAAAGTCAAACCCAGCGTAGGGGGCATTGACCTTGAATACACTTCCGAGTGACTGGATCCAAAGCTTGTTTCGCTCGATGAATTGCAGTTTTTGATACCCTGGGTCCAACGGAGTATACTCCCAGTCTCCATGCGTGACGATCTGGCGGTGCCTCTCGCCCTCTTTTAATCTCCACTGGTCTTTGACCTCTTCGTGCGCGTCGGAGGCTTGTGCTGGTGCGTCTCCGTGTTTGACGGATACAATCCCAGGTGGGGACCCCTCGGCCAGGTCATTAATCTCCTTTTGCCCCAACTCTTCGAGGACTTCCACAACTTCGGCAGCTTTCTCAACCGGACCATGGCCGTAAACGTGATCCGTCCGGTATGACCACTCCGTCCAGACGACATCGTCGAGATCAAACTCTTGGACAGACTGCCGGGTATTGGAGGCCTGGAGATACCGTTCGGTAAAGCCGTGTTTGTCAACTGCCTTGTACATCCGCGCAGTGTCCACGGGGACTGCCTCTTCCAACTGGCCCGAATTGGTATAGTGCTTGACTAATGCGCCGTCACCAAGCTGGAGTACGCTACGGGATAGTTGCTCTAATAGGTCCCGGGTTGACAGTGTGGGATGGAGTTGCTGCATCTCGCGCTCCACATCTGCAAGCCGGTCTTCCGGGATGTCTGCACTCTCATCCCGTGGCTGGATGCTCCACGGAGCCGAGGCAACGTCTTGCGATAGCGTGTCGACATATGCTTGCACTACCCAGTTGTTAGCGAGACCTTTCAAATATTCGACATCGTAGGGTTTGGACACGCCTTGTTTGGACCGGACTGCATCCCGTAGCTCTGGGGAGAGTGATGTCCGGCGGTCTACATCCCTGTCTTGCTTTTGCTCGCGTCTGAGTTGCCGTCTCCGATCCCTGAGCCGGCTCTTGTGCACCGTTTGGTCCTGTGCAGCACCGGGGGTATGGCCCTGTGCAAACTCGTTGCTATCGCTGCCAAACCAGTCTCGCGGATCTAAAGATACCATTAGTAATTATGATTATAAGTTATGCTTTGTGGACCGCTGGAGACCCAAACACCACAGCACTGTTGGCAGAGTTGGCCAGGGCCAGGGCATCGACGCAGTCGTCATGGAACCCCTCAGGTGCGCGATACCTGACGTTGCCGGCCCTTGTAACGTCGTATTCAAAGATCTGCAATTCATGTCTGAGTTGTTGTGTGTCTTCAACATCGGGGGCTGACAATTCCCCGTTTTCGATTGTAGTGACAAGGTTTTCGATCAACTGCCGTTTTTTCTTCGGTGAGAACGTCACTGGATTGATACTGATTCCCGCACCCTCCAAGTCCGACACAATCTTGTTATCCCGGCTTGCATCAACTGTCACTGTGCCGGGGTATTTGGCCTCGGTGTTTTCAATCAATCGCTGGATATGCGGCCAGGCATCTCCCTGGGAGCGTTCGATATTGACAAGTTGCCCATCTGCATCGAGTGTGATCCCGACGAGATAGTCCTGATGTCTGGCGAAGTCCCAACCATGGGCGTATGGCCCCGAGTGGCGGTTATCGGATGGATAGTCATTCAGTGTAAATAGGTTCTCTTCCAACCCTTCAAATACCCCTCCGGATTCATCCTTGAACTCTGCCAAGTATTCCTGCTCCCAGACACGTTGTGGTTGTTCGTCCTGGGCTGCGTCAACCTCCGAGTCGGGGATGTGAGGGTTCTGATATGTCGGGCTCCGCCAAGAATTGACTTTTGGATGATCATTGGATTGCCCGCGTTCGAACCAGCGATAGAACCAACCCCTGCCCTTGGGCGTGGAGATCGCAATCATGTCACCGAGTGTATCTGACAGTGTGGGGCGAAGCTCCGCGCTCCAGGCACGTTCGGGGACCATCGCCGCCTCGTCGATGATCAGTAGTTCGAGACCTTCACCTCGTAGGGAGTCCTCTCGGTCTGCTGACCGGAAGGAGATGCGCGATCCATTTACCAGGTCGATCGCCTTGGGCTTGGTTCGCTTCTGGTCTGCTATGACTACCTCGGGGAGGGCTTGTTCAACTGCCTTGAACCCAATATCAGCAATATCATAGGTCGGGGCAACCCACCAGACAAGCGTGTCAGGACCGCCTAATGCCCGGGCACACTCATGGGCACACATCTCCGTCTTGCCCCAGCGCCGCCCACAGGCAACGACGCGGAATCTGGAATCGTCACCGAGGACTTGATCCTGGCCGGGGTGTGGTGTCCACTGCGACTTGATTGTGACACTCATTCATTGTCGTCCTCTTCAAATTCAAAACTAAACCCATCCTCCAACTTGTGCGTCACGTCACCCTCCACGTCAGCATCAATCTCGCGTTTTTCAGTCTTCATATAACCAAACGAACGTTCGAGAAGGAACTGTGAACCTGACTCATTGACACTCTGAAGGTGTTGTAATTCGCCATGTGCCCGCGCTCGTTTGAGTGACTTACGGAATGGGTCATTTTTGTCTAGATATCTGTACAGTGTAGGCTCGGAAACACCAGCCAGGCGTGCACACCCCTCCATTGTCATCCCTTGGCGTGCCCCGGCAAGGATGTCATCCTCGTACTCGGCGATTTCCGACGGACGGCCCACTGTCTCCTTTTCGTCAGTATGGATGCCACATTTGCCGTCATCGTACTTGGCAGCATATTGACATGGCTCTCCGTCGCTATCCTGGATCTGGTTACATACTTCCTCAGACATAGTTATTCATCTTGATTTGCGGTTACATTATGTTAGTTTGACTTCTGTGCCCAGTCCTCAACTATGCCCACCAATGGTTGGATGGGTGTAGATATCCTCTGTCATTTATACGTCACTATCTATTGCGGACTCTAATATGGCTTTCCCCACTTTAGGATGGACCATATTATTGATAACTTTATCCCGGGGGTAATCGCTCGGGAAGTCGTATTCTCGGAGTCGTTCCGGGTCGTATCCGAACTCTATGGCGATAGCGTCAGTGTCATGATTATCCATCACAGATTCACCATCACGTCCGAGAGTCGCCCCTGTATCTATATCCGGGAGTTCAAAGTTTGACCAAAACATATGCCGACCACTTGGTTGTGGTTCAATGAGCGGTTCATACCACGGATCAACATTCTCAACAACCCATTTTCCATCAAAATATCCCTTAAGAAATAGAATCTCCTCGTAAAGTCGCATGTCAGGATAAACCGGGTCGGCACCAGTTTCAACCGCTAGATTCTTGCGCAATTGTGAATGTGTTGGACATGGTGGCGAAGCCCAGATAATATCGAATTTCTCAAAATGATCTAAAAGATATTCATGAGCATCACCAACAACGACCTCATCACCGGGGTATAAGTCACCGTATGCCGTGGCTATCTCTTCGTTCCACTCAACCGCCGTTACATCCGGTTTGTCACTCCATAGTTTCCGGTTCCCACCAATACCAGCGTATAGATTCAGGATACGGATATCTTTTAGTGCCTTATCTTCAAGTTGGGGTTCGGATAATTCATCAATGGTATCATCCATGACACTGTCAAGGAGGTCTTCAAGTTCATCATCGCCGAATCCAAACGATTTGGCCGGAAGGTCCTCTTCGATTTGTTCAAGCTCTACAGATAATAGTTCATCGTCCCACGGTGCTTCAGCAGTCTTGTTATCCGCAATCCGGGCAGCCTTCACTTCGGCTTCGGTGAGATCCGGACGTTCAATCACCGGTACTTCATCCAATCCTAATAATTCCGCAGCCTGCATTCGTCCATGCCCCTTGATAATCTCATCATTACCGTCAACAACAATCGGTTGATCCCAAGAGTAATTTTTAATTGATGATGCGATCTTTTTTACCTGATCTTCGGGATGTTCCTTGGGGTTATTCGAGTACGGAATTAGTTCCCCGAGTGGTTTCAGTTCCACGTCGGCATGTAGTCCAATCCCCGTTTCGGTGTTGTCATTGTTCATTTTCTTTAATTCTTTTGTCTAAGATGACTATGTACTACTATCCAGTGGGCGGGGCATACTCCTCATACTCTAAACTTGACAAGTCGTCAAGTGTTAACTCTGCTGTCATAGATGTGTCGGTGGGGATCTTAATGTATATAAAACGGTGGGGAGGATCCCGCCAGCCACGGTTGTGATACCGTCCATCAGCGGTTGCCCATTTCTCTGAGGACCCGTTCACTTACTTTTTCTGCGAGGTGTGTGTAGTCAAGATCACGGGAGACGGCACGTGCAATCTTTGAGTTATCCACCTGTATTCTGGACCCTTCCACGCCGATATGGTCAACAATCTGTGTTGCTAAGTCTTCCGTATCGATTTCCGCACTGTTAGGCAGATTGGGGGATTGCCCATCAATGTATGCAGCCCATGTCTGACCAAGGTTTTCACGGCGCTCGTTGTGCCGTTCGTAGTCTTCTCGGGGTATTTTGATTGTGCCGTACTCAGTCATTCTGCGATCACCGTGAGGGACACAAGCCGGTCGCGATCCCCATCTTGAGGCCGGAGACCGGATTTGAGGATGCTATCTTTATTGCTTGCATCAGTTGCGTGGTAGTGGGTTGCCATTGGTGTCTCCCTCTACCTAATACTTAGGCACCATGGATACTTAACTCTTACTAAGGGGTTTAATGCAGAGGGAATTACAGCACTTTGGGATGCTGCGGTACGCTATCAAAAAGATGCCAAGGGTAGGGGTAATACCTCCGAGGGCTTTGAACGGTTTGTTGGTCACTCCTGGAAGCAGACGAACAGTTGAACGGGAAGTCGTCTGGATTCAAAGATGACTAATCCGTTTTAGTGTGGTTATACATACTCAAAGTCGTGGGTTTTGACAGGATACCGCCCTGTCACGCCATGATCTGCAACTCCGAGACACTGACTTATCTCCCGGGTTTGATCGCGTGGATCTAACGATACTGCTCCAGCAATCCGGTCAACAAAGTCACACGGTGGCTTGGGCGTCCCGCTGACGATTATGGGGGGACCATCCCATGGGATCTCACCACTGACGTGATGATGTGCGATAAAAGCAACGTCAAAGTGATGGTTATTCAGTGTTGTTACCCAGTCGTCATGTCTGGCACTTGTCTCCGCCTGTGGTTTTCTATCCTGACCATGCCGGAGGTGTCCGCGGAGATCACCACCGCGGAGGGGGAAATTGACGTATGGTCTGGCTTGGCCGATAGTGAAGTTGACTTTATCAAGAAAGTCAGTGTGTTTTTGCAACTCTGCAATAGTACCCCGGATGCTTTTGTACAGAATTAGGTCTGCATTCGCTTGCTTGGATGTACCGGATGCTCGGTTCTCGCCGTGATTGCCGACTTGGCAGACCACATTAACAGTATCAAATCGCTTGGCATAGGCCTTTACCTGCTCTAATAGTGGCTCCATGAGCATGTCATGCTGGGCATCGAGCCATGCGTCGAGATCTTCAAACTGGCCTTCATAGATACCCTCATTTGTCACAAAGTCTCCATTCCAGAGCAAGTGTGCGGTATCGTAGTCGGCCCCATGGTACTCTGCTAAGCGGAGAGACTTCCGCGTATCATACCGGACTATCTCGGGGATGGTATTGGAGTCATAGACGTTCGTCTGATCCGGGGTTCTGACCTTATCGCCGGCATGGATATCGCTTAGGACGTGTACCCAGTCCTCATCCGCTTGCGTGTCCTCGATTTTACACTTGGGCGCTTCTAATCTCTTGAACTCCCGGACTAATTTGGTGTTCCTACGCTCCCACCACTTGTTGGCCTTCCGGGTCCGCGTCCCTTTGTGCTCACTGGACCGGATTGCATGATCACCCTCTAAAGTGACATGTCCGGCAGTTTCGTCAAGGTAGACCTTCCAGCCATTCGCACGGAGGTCGCGCAGATGCTGATTGACCACAGATCGCCGTGTGCCAATATCCCCAGCAAGATGACTGATTGTAGCACCCTCCTGGAGCTTGGTTAAAATATACCGTTCTCGTTGTGTCAGATCGCTTGGGGAGGGATCCCGGGTTGGGACAATGCTCTGTTCTTGCCATGTGTGTTGTTCATTTTGGTCTGACTCCAAATGGTAAAAATACTCATCATCCACCGAAATACCAACTCCATGATCCCGGAGGGTTGAAAGATGATCCTTGACTGTGGTCGGCTGGATCCCCACTTCTGCAGCAATACCATGCTTGTTTTTGGGTCCATCTTGCAACACTTCCAAAACCCTACGTGGACCATCCGGGATGTTTTCAGTCATGGTTCGTTGAATTCTCCGATGGCTTTGAATACCTGGTATTTACCGTCCATTCTCGTTTTGGGGTTTCTGTCCATGACTTCACCGTCAAATATAATCTCCCCATTTTTTGATGCCAGGACCGGCCAGTCGGTGGGTTGTGTCGTTGTGATCTCTGCTGGGACATTCCTATCCTTGGCCTTGAGCAGATAGTATGTCATCATATTTGCATCCTTTTTGACTATTATGACAGGATCGTACTCGGCGAGTTCATGTACAGGACTGTTGGCATCTTCCCAGATTGTGCATTTGTCAGCTTTGATGGACATGTTTTTATCTCCACTTATCCCGGTCACATGACACGGATGACCAAATCCATGCATCTTCATTCTCCAAATCAGTCAAATGCATGCCATGCTGGTAATCGCTTGACACATCTGCAACAGTCAAGATTGGTACAAATAATTTGCCTTCGCGTCTGACGACTGGGAGGTTATCGTCACTCATCCTTACCGAAAGTGACGCTTATACTACCCTGCGCCATCTCCCTCATCTCGTCCATTTTGATGCCATGCAGGGATCCAATTATCGAAAATCCCAATGCAGACGCTAGGCTGTAGACCGTGATCAGTGTAGGTGTGGTTTCTCCAAGCCCTGATACCCATACCCCGGTCCAGACCATCCAACCGAGTAAAAATACGGTTGTGACAACTTTCCCCCACAAAGGTAGTTCCTTTACTGCCATCTTGGCTCCAAATATTTCACACCTGGCACGTTCTTTTGGCCGGCACCAACCATCAACTGCCGTAAGGTCGACACTATCTTCAAACGACATTGATTTCTTCCTCTGATTGCCGGATTGTTTGGCCAGATTTGAGCCTGATTGTGTAAACCCACTGTACCGGCTCTCCAAACTCTTTAGACAGGTCCTTGGAGACAATTCGCCCGTGTTTTTGTTGCCCCAACCACGTCAAAGTGACCTGTTGGCCTTCTTCTGGCCATTCAAAAGTATCGGCTGTTTTACTCATTGCAGTGCTCTCCCGATTGCATATTCCCAATCTTTTGGCTTTTCTTCCAAGGCACTATAAAACTCAGATTCGTTTGTACGGTTTTGCACAATACCATCACGCTCCAATTTTTCCAAACTCGCCAATAACGATGATTTGGTGGTTTTAAGGTTTGCCTCTCGTATGGTTTCCGAACGTGTTGAGGGATTGACCGCTCCGCATTCACAACCCCAACGAGTGAACATGTCCATTTGATGATAGCCATCAACCTCTGACTCATCAACAACCATGGTTTCGGTGGTGGTGGTGGGGTGTTGTGTCCCTACAAAACACGTTGGAGGTTCCTTTTCCCCGGCAGGTAGAAGGTCAACAAATTCTTGGCGTTCAATAACATCCTTTATTGGACGGAAACAAGTAGAACACCAATTGTGCATCGAGTCTATGTGCCTTAGGACCTTTTTACCTCTATTCCGGTGAAAACACTCCATTGAACAGAATGAGCCTTTGACAGTTGGATGATCAAAGGTTTTAGAACAGTTGCCACAATGATATTGGTCTGTTGTTGACATGGTTGGGATGGACGGGGTTATCCATGCACAATGCTGCCAACATTGCCCAAGGGCTTACATGTAGGACCAGTAACTAATTGGCCCAGTCGCTTATCTTATACCAATGGAGTGGGGCAGAAAAGTGTTTCGGGGACGCACATTAGACGGGGCCGTCATCTACAGATTACTCTACTGTATCAGGGGAGCCGTCAGTGGTGTCTTGAGCAGTGTCACCGCCGGGTTATTCGCCGCCGAACTCCCGGTCGCCGCCGATCCGAGATGCCTGCGGGCCCGCCTGTCCCTGGTACTTCGACCCGCGTTCGGCACCATAGGGGCGCTCGGCGGCCGAGGAAAGCACCGTGAACGTGAGCTGGGAGATCCGCATGCCCGGCGAGAGCGCCACCGGTGCTGCCCCGAGATTGGACAGTTCCAGAGTGATCTGGCCCTTGTAGCCTGGGTCGCACAAGCCTGCAGTCGCGTGCACCACGATCGCCAACCGTCCCAGCGAGGAGCGCCCCTCGACGTGCGCGATCAGGTCCGGCGGGATCTCGACGCGCTCTCGCGTCGTTCCCAGGACGAAGTCGCCGGGGTGCAGGACGAAGTCGTCGCCCTCATCGACGACGGTCTCGTCGACGTACTCCGCGACCTCGTCGTCGCTTTCCGGATGGATACAGGGGATGTTGGTGCGCTGGAACTCCAGGAACTCCCGTCCAAGCCGGAGGTCGACGCTCGCCGGCTGAAGCTGTACCTCGGGATCGTCGAGGGGCTCGACGACGAGGTCGCCCTCCTCGAGCCGTCGGCGGATGTCGCGATCGGAGAGGATCATACTACGTTTCCCGTCCCCGTCTGGAGATTACTATACCTACATGTCTCACAATATTCATAGTCGTTATCGGAAGACATAGTATAATAGAGTGCACTCTCATCCCTCCAAAGCACCCATTTACCCCCATCAAAGTCAGGGCAAAGGGGAGTCGTGTGTATGTCACCATCTCCTGGGACTACTCTGACCGGTCCACCCCCGCACCATCCTTCGCGGCGGTGGAAACACTCACCACAAATGTCACCATGGGAGATGTGAGAGATAAGACCACAACCAGGGCAAACCGGGAGATCGCCAATCTGCTCGATGTCTGAGGGGTTATTGTTGGCCATTATAAGTACATTTTGAACAAAGCGTCATTTGCTCTTCGTCATTCTGTGCCCGTTCAACCACTTGCTCTTTTTTGCTAAGTGCGCCCCATGCCCACGTCTCGCGTTCTTTTTGGATATCATCAATATCAACCGACCTCTCTAAAGACTCCAACCATTGGGTATGGTCAGGGCAACCGGCTACACGCAGGTCTAACTTTTCTTCGGGGGATCCAAAACAACCGCAAAAACAGTCCCCCGACCGGCCAAGTGTATTCCAGAGATCGTTTTCGGGGAGACCAAACCGCTCAAGATAATCGCGGCACTGTTCTTTGCTCCAATCATGGATTGGAGCATGCCAAATCCAACGTGGCTCTTCGCTTTTGTGCTGTACATGCTCCATGCGTCGTTTGGACTCATCACTCCGGACCCCCGTCCACAAATGCAAGTCAGATGACTGGCCTCGTCCCGAGGAGAATGTTGCAAGTCGGCTGATTTGTCGCTCTTTAAGAGTACGGTACATAATATTATGACGACTGGGACCAGGAAACCCGTTTGTTTTGACCCGGGACTCATAACTCTCACTTGTACGGAGTGTCCATAGCTGTATCCCAAGTTCATCGGCTAATCTCTCGACATATTCTCGGTTTTTTGTGAGACCAGTCCGGGTGTCTAAATAAATTAACAGGTCCACTGGTCCCCAACGGGAAGAGACATGTGCTGCGATTGTTGAGTCCAGCCCCCCAGAAACAAGCGCGACATGGTTTCCTCTCTCATGATTAGTTTTTGATGCCATGTTTATCTTAATTCCACTCCACTTGTTCACGTGTGACTGTATTATCACATCCGTCCACAGTACATGTATATTCATCCTCAGCGATATTCCGCAACCCAGTGTGAGCACAACCGGGGATGGGACCACGGTCGCCATCATCCCGGTTGTGTGCTACCTCATATGCTGGTTGGGTGATCTCGTACAAACGTACTTTGTCGCCATCCAAGTGGTACCAACCGGCTTTTTTAATGATGCCCTTGTGGACAAATGATCGAATGGGACCGTTGCTGAGTTCGTCAATGGTTGGATGTTCGTCGACTCTGCTTGAGTTTGTCCATTTCTCCCCAGGTTCTGGTAATTTTGTTATGATGTGCCGGTTGGCCCGTATCATATCAACTGTGCCAGGTCGAAACGGTTGTGGTCGATTACAGTCAGTCATAATACGTATTTGAGGTCTTGTGCTTGTAGTTTTTCCGGTGTGATACCCTCTTCAGTGCCATCGGGATCAACAACGCGGAGTTGTTCATCCCCCTTCCTACCAATATAGTTCTTTGATGTTCGTTCCAATTCCTCCAACGAGTAAAAATACCATGCGCGTTCTCCTTTGAAACGTCCGATAGCAACTGCATGCATACCAAACCCGTTTGAATAACGTATGAGTTGGCGGATTTTATCTTTGTCTACGTAGATCTGATCGCGTGATGTCGTCTTCTCCTCGGCCGCGAATCCAATACCTCCCTTGCCAAGGATCACATCCGGGAGTTCGTTTGTCGTTGCTGAGCCACTCGCTGCGGCGCGCTGGGCAACCCAGCCACCGTCGTGGAATTTTCTCACGATATTGCGTTCTGTTTGATCTCCCATGATTATTGGATTATTGTGTTATTTTTGGACGGGTTGTTCGGGGTAGTGGTACCGGTGTCAGGATTGTCAGGATTGTCAGGATTCACCAATCGCTCTCGGATGTGCATCTTACCCCCGCAGACACAGTAGTGCGGGACCTTATCTGAGCCACTCACAGCTTTCGTGATGCCACACTCGATACACTTCAAAATGGCACCATTATCCTTGTCAGTCATTGGTTTGCCCCCTTTTGTGTGCCCGTTCGGGAGCGCGTCTGAGTTTATCCACACACTCGACACAGGCCTGACGATCTGTCATTTCCGACCACCATTGTGACACATGGGCACCACAGTTCTTACACTGCTTGATACTCTGCACCCCACCAGGATCCGGCCAGTGCTCAGGCATCTTCGACCTCTCGGATGAGACTAGCCAGTCCTTTGTGTGTGATCGCATACCGGTCTGGGTCTTGGTTTAGCTCGCCCATTACGTTACACAGGGACTCCACATCCTTAATACATACTGTTTTGTTCCCCACGGAGTCCCTAAGTTGTAGGACTTCACCGTTTTGTATTGCCGCCCTTTTCGTTTTCGCGATCGTGCTGGTACTGTAACCTGCATTGTGCATCGCAATCGCTATGCTCGACACTCGTGCCATGGCTGGCTGGGGGCTTGGGGTGTTTGGACCGCCGGTGTTTGCCCGTACCGTGGTGAGATACTTTTCATACCGTCGTTTGCGGTCTTTTTGCTGCTGTGACATTAGTAATCACCAACCCATCGGATATGATTATTTTCCGGTTCGTATGCATTCCCATTTTGCTTGAATGACTTTAATTCACCGTGTGCAGACTCGGCGGTGATGCCAATCTCCTCTGCCTCTTCGATAATGGATTCTATTGGGACACCATTGTCATGTTCTTCCTGGAGTTCTTTGATTAGCCCTTTTAGATCCTTCTTTCGCTCACGTTGAGTTTTGGACTGGCCAGTCTCAATGATGTCAGCATCCCTCTCACCGTCTTCGTTTTTGCCGATATCATCCATTGACTCGCCCACTAACCGCGTGGCGGTTTTGGCATGGTCCATGGTGATCTCATCAGATAACTCTAGTTTGGCCACTGCCTCGGCAATCCGGATTGTTGCCTCCAGTGAGCGATGAGTGACCGGGACGGGGCCGTCATCATCCTTACCCATCTGCCGGAGTTCGAGATAGCGTTCGGCAAGGCCCTCCTTGACGGTCTCCGATGCAAACTCCGGCTCATCGTGTTGGTTTGCGAGTGCCAACCACTCGCGGAATAAACTGTCATCCACAGGCGTGGGGATGTTATCCTCGCGGTCGTCCCACGAGTCCAATATGTGAGATGCGACTTGCTCATCCTCATCTGTATCCACATTATCCTTGATGGTAAATATCAAGTCCATCCGCGATAGTAAAGCCGACGAGAAGTCGAATTGTTCAGTGATCGGTTCGTATTTGTCAAACCGCCCATGTTCTGGATTCCCGGCTGCAATAGTTGCGGTTTTTGTCGTGAAACTGGCCTTTTCGCCCGCGATCATTGCATCAACTGTCTGTGTCGACATTGGCTCAAGCATGGCTGCGCGCGCATTGGGCTCCATATCATCCAACTCGTCGATGAGTACTGTGCCCCCGCCATTGGCTTGGACAAATGCCCCGGCTTTGAGACTCCAGTCCCCATCTCCAAAATCATCCTGTTTGGCCGTGACGGTGAGTCCCGGGCCAGTCGCACGTTTTGAACTGACAGGGACAGTCCTCCAGCCGATCTCTGTCGCGCGCTTGACCATCCGGCTCTTACCCGTGGAGGGATCGCCCAACACAAGGATATTCATCGTTTTGCGACGCGAAGAGTCCCCCCCAGAGATCAAGGCAAGTACCATGGCCTGTTTTATTGCATCATTGCCATGTATTGAGGGAGCAAGAGTTTGGGCAGCAACATCAATCGGGTCGCCTTTTACCCCCTCTGCAATACTGTGGATCCGCTCCCGGTGCTCCGGAGGGATCTCCAGATCTGCATCATCGACATCCTCCAACCCAATATGGGAGGCATCGAGCCATGGCTCAAACTTGCCCGTGGCGTCCCGCCCACTGGCCATTTGTTCAAGACGGAGTTGACCGGAGGCAATCACCCGATCCCCTACGGTGGCTTGATCGACGAGGGTATCCTCCAGATAAACATCCACTGTCCTCCCAGCCCCGGAGGCTTCTTCAGGGGGGGTTTTCAGTCGGATTAATTGCGCGTCGATGAAGTCGGATTGATCGAAGTTGATCTTGAATGGTCCTTGTCGTTCACAACTCTGACATTCGTGTGGTTCGTCGAGGATGTCTGCATTATCAGATTGAGGCACTTTGCTCAGGCACTCACATCGCTGACATTGGAAGCTTGCAGTGGTGATTCGTGAGTACACATCGGAGGCTTTTGCTACCTCCCCCTCGATCGAGAGATATTGACCAGAGCGGTCCGTCGGGGAAAACCCACCAGGGTAATAAGTGGCGGTTGGGGGGAGCCCCGCCAAAGCAACGTTTGCTCCTGTGAGGTCAATGTCGATCGGGAGGTCAAACATGTCAAGTGCCGACTCAAACACCCGTCCTGTGACGACAGGGTTATCCAGCCAGTCGTCGACGAGACCGGGGTCGTATTGATGGAGGTCGTCGTGCTCAACGCATAGTGTTTGTGCGTCCTTTGGATACTGCCTCGCTAAGGCCGCGATGTCTTCGTCGCAATACGTGCGGAAAAAGCCGAGGATCTTCTCCTCAAGCTCTTGCTGTCTCATGTCATCCATGGTGTTGTTGTGGTGTTGTGTTGTTGTTGTGTTGTTGTGGTGTTGTGGTGTTGTGGTGTTGTTGTGTTGTTGTGGTGTTGTGTTGTTGTTGTTGTTGTGTGTGTGCCACGTACCGTGGTAGTCTTTATCCCGAGAATAAAGACCAAATCTGGATTGGTCGGGGAACATCCGACCATCTGATTCAGTTATGTGAGTATACATGGCTCTACTGCAATATAGTTTACATACCACACAACAAGTGATGTTTCATATTGTACAAAGGCGGTGGTTTACTTAGGTGTTTCGGCGGGGTCATAGGGGGAACCCCTCTGATTGGTCTTTATTCTCGGGATAAAGACTACCACGGTCTTTATTCTCGGGAAAAACATCCTTGGGGTTATTTACTCCGGTCATGCCCATACTCTTCTTCGCTTCTGCCACGTCAACAGTGAGTTGCTTGTTGCCATCATCCGGATCCCGGCACCGAAACCCGCCGATATCAGAAGCCCTTTGCATTAATTTATAACAGTGGCTTGGTGCAGGCTCTCCTTCAAAAACTCCCCACATCACATCGTCGTAATCGATTGCAGCCCGGCCAGAAACCCGTTTTTTTGCCTTCTCATAGACATGTTCTCTCACCATACCGATTTTTGTATCCACCGACAATTGTTTATAGGGTTTGTCTTTCATCTCCCCGACGAAGATTTCCACTTTCACGAGTCGCTCACGCAGATCCTCGTTTTCCCGCTCTAAATCGTTGATCTTTGCAAGTGCGCGTTGTGCTATAGCCAGTGCGTCCTGTGCCTGTTGTGATGTGTCGTCACTCATCATCTCCCCCTCCCCGTGGCTTGGCTTTAGATGCCTGGATTGCTGCCGGGATGCTCCCGAATCGGTACTCATATGTTGAGGGGGCGGGTCCCGGCCACCCCCTCATATCCTCCGTGGTCGGGGCAACACCAAACTGTAAATAAAAAACATCAATCCATTCCAACAGTTCATCTTCTGTATACTCACGATGCAACGTCCTCGGCCTTGTTGGGATATCGTACTCCCCCATCCGCACCGAAACGGTTCTTTGACTACAACCGATAAACTCAGCCAATTCTCTTTGACTGAGGCCGATTTGATGATATGCCTCGTACAGTGCGTCTGGTTCGAGCAGCGGGTGTTCAATTTTTGCCATGTCCTGGTCCAAGAGCGGTGGTCCTCCTAACCGACAGATTTTTCAGACCCGTGACCAAAGTAAGAGTTGGCCCCCTTACTCCGGCTTTTCACGCTCTTAGTGACTACTATATCCTCCGAGTAGTAAAAAGTTGATGGCTACTTGCCGGGCACTCGGCAATCCTGTCAGCCGTCCGCCAGCGCCATCTCGTCGACGCGGGCCAGGAGCACGCCTGAGCACAGTCGGATCTGTGCGTCCTCATCAAGTACATACGTACTACATGCACTTATAGTTGGTGGCCTAGATCCACCCACAATCCACTATCCAAGGTTTGACTTGTCAACAGCCGGCAAGTAGATTTATTATGGTGGGGTCCTATGTATTGCATGGGTCAAAACCCATGAATCGGAGACTGACTGACTACAAAGACGAGGGCGAAACGTGTCTGTGCGACTCAGACCTAACCGATCTCCCGTGTTTTGAGCATTACGAACAATGACTAAAACACTGGAATTAACCATCAACGGCCGAACCCTCACCGAAAACGAACGGGAGTGGCTCAACCACGGCTGGACACCCGCAACTGTCTTACTAACAATCGATCATGAGTAAGCACATCACACCAAGCGAGGTAGAGGACATCAACCACCCGGTTGTGGACAGCACAGACAAGGCCATCCTCAAAGAGTTGTCCAATGACCCAACGATCACCGAGACCTCAATTGCGGGTTATGTGGGCTTGGAGCCGACAACAGTGGCAGATCGAATCAGCAAGCTTAAGAGGAATGGCATCATCCAAGACGGTTGGGAGATTGACGAGTGGACACGGACTGCGGAGGTATCGCTGAGTGCCCTGCAGCGGGCATTTGACCATCTGGATGTCGCGAGACAAGACCCGGGCACTCCATGGCATGCCGCTGATGAGGAGGCACACAAACGTCTACGGGTAACGCTGGAGGAGGAGAGAGCCAATGACTAGCAACGACACCATGCAGTGCACGGCCAACTGTTGCTCGATCGAGCTATTCGATAAGCACAAACAGGTCACGATGGAGATGAGTGGCGGGGTTAGACACGCCTATGAGTGCCCATGCGGGGCAATCACCCTCACCATGGGCAGGGGGGGAGATGCATGACTGCCGAGTGCCCAACGTGCGATGTGGATATTGAGCGATTTGAGCGGGATGGTATCGACCATCCAACCAGGGCGTTCCCGTGCGGTCATGTAATCGATTTGGAGGAGATTGGGCAATGACTGTCCGGATGCTCATCTTGGGGATGGCAATCAGCCTTGCGTGGAGTGTTGGGCTGGCAGCCATGCTCGGAGGGGAACCCACATGGCTCCTAATAATAATCGTTGGGGCAGCGTTTAACTTTGGACTGGTCGCAACAGCGTTGCAAATCCAGCGGACAATTGGGACGGGGGTACCATGACAGCAATCGACATTGAGTTAGCTGCGGTCGTGCTGGAGGCAACTGGCAAGGTTAAAGGCGGGGGCAAAACGCCCTCACAAGCAGCCTGGCAGGCCTGTCAAGAGTGGGAGGGTAATATCAACCCGACTGGGTGGTGCGCAAATGTGTTTGAGTGGACAGTGCGCGTCCTCCGCAAAACGGGGTGGTTTGATGACTGACTGGGTTGTATACTTTCAGGGGGGGACAAATGTAAAACAGGTGTCCGAACCGGTTGATAGTCGCTCAGAAGCAGAGGAGCGGGGGGCAGAGGTGTCCCACTTATTCCCAGACGGTGAAATGCAAGTCGCACAGTTTGAGAACTTGGCCGAAGAGG